ATTGCTGAACGAAATCGCTCGATGCTTAAGTATGCCGTATAATTTTGCTGCCTGCAATTCCAGTTCCTATAACTATGCGAGTGGGCGTCTTGATGGACAAATTTATTTCAAAGCGATCCGTGTTGAGCAATCGCATTTAGAGCGAGTTATTCTCGATCGTATCCTCTCTGCTTGGCTTGATGAAGCCTCGCTCATACCTGATTTGCTTCCAACAGGTTTAGGTCCTTTCGCACAATGGCCACATCAATGGTTCTGGGATGGTCATGAACACGTTGATCCTGCCAAAGAAGCCAACGCACAAGCAACTCGGCTAGCAAGCCACACCACCACACTGGCCGACGAGTATGCCAAGCGAGGTCAAGACTGGGAGGTTCAGCTTCGCCAGCGTGCTAGGGAAATCGCACTTATGTCTGAGCTTGGTTTAACAGCCGAGCAATTTTCTCAAACTCCAATTCAGGATCCGGAAGATGTCCAAGACGATGAAGTCCCCATCGGCGATTAAGGCCGAAGAGAATCGCAATCAACTAAGGTTAAGTGCAACTGCGGTGATCGATGTCGATGCATCCGCAGAGGGTACATCCAGCGGCGTGCTGCCGCGTTTTCGGATGGTCGCTTATACCGGTGGCCAGATGCGAGTCGCCGGATGGCGTCACCCTGTGATCATCGACCTTGCTGGTCTATCGATTCCATCGCAAGCTCGACCGATTCGATTCGGTCACGACCCCTTATCGGGAGTTGGTCATACCGACTCGATTCGAGTCGAAGCCGGCCAGCTTGTGGCCACCGGTGTGGTCTCTCGGGATACACCCGCTGCTCGTGAGGTAGTTGTCAGTTCAAAGAACGGATTCCCATGGCAAGCAAGCGTTGGGACCGGTGTGGATGAGTTCGAGTTTGTCAAGGAGGGTCAAAAGGTCACCGTCAACGGCAACCAATACAACGGTCCGGTGAACGTGATTCGAAGATCCTCTCTTGGTGAAATCAGTTTCGTAGACCTTGGTGCCGACGGAGCCACTAGCGCGAGTGTCGCAGCTCAGGCATCAGCAACCTTTGGAGAAACCGAGATGGATCAGAGTCAAACTGCAAACCAAGACGACCAAACCCCAGCTCCAACAACTCCGGTTGCTCCGGATCCAGTACCGGTCTTGGTTCCCCCGAATCCAGTTCCAGTTGAACCGATTACGAATCCACCCGAGGGGAATAGCGAAGTCGAAGCCATGAGGGCGGCGCATGCTAACGAACTCGAACGAATCGCCGGTATCCGTGCGATTTACAACGGAGCTCTTCCGCTAGTTGAAGCCCAAGCGATCCGCGAAGGATGGAACCTTGAGAAAGCAGAACTCATGAAAATCCGAATGATGCGCCCCGAAGTTCCCGCGATCCATGTCCCTCAAAACACGATCAATGCTCATGTCTTGGAAGCTGCATGCTATGTCAGTGCAGGACTAATGAACGTCGAAGAGCATGTCCAAGAGCAATCGTTGGAGATTGCTGCTCGCAAATTTAAGGGGGGGATCGGTCTGCAGGAGCTACTGCTCGAGGCTGCTTGGGCCAACGGTTACACCGGACGGACCTTCCGAGACCACCGCGAAGTGATGCGAGCAGCATTCGGAAATCGAGTGGAAGCTAGCTCGGTCAGTAATGTGGACATTGGTGGTATTCTTGCGAACGTCGCCAATAAGTTCCTGCTCGAAGGGTTCTTCACCGTCGAGCGAACCTGGAGAAACATTTGCGCGATTCGCAATGTTGTCGACTTCAAAACCGTGACCAGCTATCGGCTGATCGGAAAGGATCAGTACGAGCTAGTGGCCCCTGGTGGTGAGATCAAGCATGGCAACCTTGGTAACGAAAGTTTCACCAACAAAGCAGATACCTATGGCTTGATGCTGGGTGTGGACCGCCGCGATTTCATCAATGATGACTTGGGAGCGATTACCACCGTACCAAGGAAACTGGGCCGGGGATCTGGCTTGAAGATCAACGATATATTCTGGACCACGTTCATGAATAACTCGGCCTTCTTCGTTGCTGGAAACAAGAACTTCATCTCCGGTGCCGATACGGCTCTTACGATCGATGGTCTTACCAAGGCCGAAGTAGCCTACTACGACTTGGTGGACGCCGATGGTAAACCGATCGGCACTATGCCAACGATTCTGTTGGTTCCTACGGCTCTTTCGGCCATTGGCACCCAGCTCTACAAGTCGCTTGAGATGCGTGACAACACGGCAAACGCGAGGATGCCAATCAACAATCCTCACGCAGGTAAGTTCCGTGTCGAAGTAAGTCGTTACCTCGGCAATTCAAACTACACCGGCAACTCGACCAAAGCTTGGTACTTGTTGTCGGATCCCAACGATCTGCCATTGATCGAAGTTGCTTTCCTCAACGGCCAAGAAGCCCCAACGATTGAAACCGCCACGGCTGATTTCAATGTTCTTGGGGTTCAGATGCGTGGTTATCACGACTTTGGAGCAAGTCTCCAAGACCCAAGAGCAGCGATCAAGAGCAAGGGTGAGACATAAGCCTTACTGGGCACCGCGTCTTTTTCTTTATTCGATTTATCCATTGAGGTTCATAAACCATGCCACAGGCAACATTCATTCAAGAAGGTCATTACATCGATCACACCCCCGTGGGCGCTCTTGCCTCCGGAGACGTGGTCGTCCAAGGAGATCTAGTGGGGGTTACAGTCCGTCCGCTGGCAGCCGGTGAAACCGGTTCCCTTGCCGTCGATGGAGTTTTTGACTTCAACAAGAACACCGGTGTGGCCTACACGGCTGGGACCATCCTTTACTGGGATGACACCGCCAACGTCGTAACCACCACCTCCGCAGGGAACAAGTCGATCGGCAAAGTGGTTCGCGCTGCGGCGTCCGCAGATACCACGGTCCGCATGCGTCTAAGTCAGTAACCCCGCATCAGATTCGTATTTCCAATTTTGAAACCCATTCATTCGCAGGAATCACAATGAAAACCAAGTGTTTGTCGCTGGTAGCTCTGGTGGCTGTTTGCATTGCCACCGTTGCATTCGCCCAAGAAACGATCTGCATCGATGGCAAGTGCCAGGCTGGGCAAGTCCAGAGCACGATCTACATTGATCCACTTCGTGAGGAACTCACCCTTGTAGACCAGGAACCGAGGGCAACAGCCGTCGGCATCGCTGGCGATCGTTTCGATCAGGTCGTCCGAGCCACGGTTCGCGTTACGGTCAGTGGTGTATGCGGAAGTGGTACGGTTGTCGGTCGCACCCCCGAAGGGAATGCGATCGTGCTTACCAACGCACACGTGGCAGGTACCGCGCGTGGCCGAACCGTCAACGTCGAACGCTGGAATACCAACGGCTCTAGCGAGAAAGGAACCGGGACGATCATCGCCTCCGGTTATGGTCGAGGCACCAGCGTCGACTTCGCCTTGCTCAAGTGCAGTCCTGCATTCGCAAAAGACGTCGATCCGATCCCTCTAGCCGATCGCTACCCTAGCAACCAATCGTCGGTGACGACCTTCGGTTGCCCGCGATGCGAATGGCCAAGCCTGCAGGTACTTCGGCTCAATCGCAAGGAAGGTCAAATCCTCTCATGGAAACCGGAAGCCATCGGAGGACGCAGCGGTTCGAGCCTGATCGATTATACAGATGAAGGCCCACGTGTCGTCGGGCTACTTACCTGGGCTGGTGGTGGCGAGGGGCTTGGCCAATCGACTCCGTTTCTACTCAGCGCGATGCGAGGCAAATTGCCAACAACGCTCGAGGGTTTACCATCAGGCACCCGGGAAGTTGGTTACCAAACCGAAGAAGTAAGCGATGACGAACAGATCGTCCAGGTTCCTTCAACTACGCTCGGCGAACCTTTGCAATGGCCAATGGGTTTGCTCGCCCAAGCACAGGTGCAAGATGATGTGATCGACTCGATCGTCGATCGACCAAAGATACGACCAACCCCTCGGGATCCAGAAGAATGGGATCCGACGCCGGGTCGTTTTCGACTTATACCGTCATGGACAGCAGGAGGTTTGGTTGCTACCTCAGCCGCATCCAGCATTGCGATCATCTTGGGGT